ATGTCAGAATCAGAAAACCCAAAAAATGATTGTAAGTTTCCCTTCTGAAAGATGTCTCTGTCTTTCGAGTTGATACGATATCCTTTATTATCTATTATTTCCTTAAATGTTTTAATTGCCATTATCCACCAGTTTTATCTTCACCTACAAATGCTTTAGCTACACCTTTACTACCCCACTTGTCTTTTCTTTTAACTTCTTTTCTATAATATGCTTTAAGTGTTAACTTATCACCAGATGATGTGTTAATTGTAACAGTACCTTCCATTACTTTCTTTCTTGGTTTTGTTCTACCAACAGCACTTACTTTATAAGTTACAGTTGTTACACCTGCACTTTGTTCAGTCCTTGCTGGTACTTTGAAAGAAGATGGAAATTCAATCCAATCTATACCTTCCGATATTGTAAAAGTTTGTTCTTCGGTTGAGAAGTTAAAGAACGCAACACCCTTTTCACCATTTTTCCACTCAAAGTCATCATCGTTTTCAACATTAAAATAAATACCCTTTCTACCTTCATCTTTTACATCATTTGCTGATATCTTCCAACCACTATTTTCAGTTTGTTGAAAGAATCCATTTAATCCTTCTAATGCGTTTTGTGCAGCGTTTTGTTTTTCTCTTTCTTCAGTTAATTCTTTTTGTACTCTGAACGATTCTTGTAATGCTTCAATTCTAGCAGTTAACGAAACTCTTTCGATTGCTTCATTGACTGAGTTTTGTACTGCGTTTTGTAAATCAATTGTTGTTATTGCAACTTGAGTATTAGCAATAGTTGCTTGTTCATCTGCAACATTTGCTTTTAATTTTTCATTATCTGCTTCTATTTTCAAAGATTCACTAACTATTTCTAATTCTGATACTTTAGCAGACAAATCATTGACCTCTACATTTAATTTTTGAACTTCTGCTGTTAAATCTTGAACCGATTGAGTTACTAAATTATAAACTGAACGTAGTACTGTGTCTGGTCCTTGTACTGGTGTATTCGGTATTAATTCAAATATACTTGTATCAATTGATTTTTTTAATTCTGATATGTCGTAGTTTGGTCTTGTCAGTTTTCCACTAATAACACCGTCACTCATATCTGATTCTTTGAACAGACGCACTCCAGCAGAGTTTTTCTCGGTAATCACCAGAGAACCACTCTTCAAAATATCACCTACAAGGGCTTCATTTTTTAGACCAGTGTTTTTCATATTAACTTACTATCATAAAGGTGTAGTCATCATCAAAATAGTGCGATACACCACTAACAACGACCTTAAACATAATTTTGTATACTCTATCTACCTCCCAATTACTAAGGTTCAAATTAAAATAGTTCCCATTGGAGTCACAACTAATTTTAGTGTAATCACTAAATGGAACTATAACATCATCACTATGATAATCTGAAATTTGGTAGTATGTTGTTTCTGGTAGTACATTACTTAATGTGTATTGTGCTGTTGAACTAAATGTTTTTATTGGATATAATTCTCTACCAACTACTCTTATTTTAGGGGTTGTGTTTACCTTGTATTCTTTCTTAAAATTTTTAATTCCTACTTTTAGTTCTTCGGTATCTAATACAGACAAAGAACCTGTTGAGAAACTTGCATCATCCCAACCTACTCTTATCTTTGGTTGGTGAATTGTATTTGTTTCTTTACTGAATAATCTTAATATACCGTAATCATTTGTGTCAGTTTCTTTATCAAACGGAAACTTCAATATTATTCCATCGTTTGGAATAGAACCACTAATCCAATCATCCATTATATCTTTTATATCCATGTGTACATCATTCGTTTTGTATTCGAATAATTGAGTTGAATATACATTAGAATAAAATGTTCCACCCTTTCCTTCGTAAGAACCAGTTGAATTAGATTCAAATGAATTGTTAGGTAACCATCTTAGTGTTGAGTCACCCTCTCTATTGTTCCAAGTTACACCAGATGTTGTAATATCATCAAACCGAGTACCATTACCCATTTCCCAACTTTGTGAAATTGGATATGCTTGTAATGTAAATTCTAATGGTAGTTCTTCTGATTCAGTTTCCTTTAATATAAGGGTTGCGTCTGACATTGATACTGCTCCATTAGAGATACTCTCAGATAATGGTTCTATATCGAATTTAAGGAGTGTTCTCGACACATCCTTAACATTACCATAGTAAACCTTACTAACCTCTAATACCTCATCTAAACCACAATTTTGGTTGGGTTGTTGTAAGTACACCGATGCATCTTTTGATGCTGTTAAAAAATAGTATGCCATTATCTTGCCCTCCCTTTTATATCCACATCTGGAAATTTAACTTCAAAAACTGATGGGTCTAAAGATGGATATACAATCTTATCTTTAGTTGCCGCTTCTATGTTGTATGAATTTGGTGCGTATCTACCACCACACTTATTTACAATCTTTAATTTTGGTACTGAACTAACTCCATCTACATTTGCTACTACAAGTTCTAATTCAGAAATATTAATAGTATTATTAAAAGTCCAATCATCTATTTGAAAGTAATTTTTTAATTCAGAAATACAATCAGATAATACCTCACTTTTATTGTAGTCTTTGTAAGTAATAATTTCAAACTCAACTCCTACGTTTATAACGAACCCATCTAAAATGTTTATTCCATCGGTTAGGATTTTATATTCATTCAAATATGTTTTAAGATTTTCTTTAACTGCTCTATTAAGAGAGGTAAGTCTTTTTGAATCATCATATCCTAGTAAATATAAGTTAATAGCAAATGGATTATTTTTTTCATTATCGTTTGATGTCTTACCAATTAAAAATTGTCTAATTTCTTCTTGTATACTTTCTCTGTTTGGTTCTTCCTCATCTGGTTTGTCTACAAATGATTGTACTAAATCGGTAAATTCATTTAATGCGTTTGGTGACGCAAGAATTGATGATGGTGAATTATTATCTAAACTACCATCAGATGTTGCATATGCTTTTGTAATCGAACCATACTTGACCGGCATAGATAATGTTCTAATTTGATAATCTTTAGCAGTTACTGCTCTATTTTGTGAACCAAAGTTTGCTAATGCGTTTTGTCTTATTTCTTCAACCGTTTCTCCGTCTCTACCACCACTACCAGGAATTTCATTATCAACTGCGATAGAAGTTTTTGCACTATTATAAATTGACAATTCAACAGGACTAAATAATTGAGTATCTTCTTCAAACTCAACCGAAGAAATGTTTGTTAGTACTCCTTTTTTAACATTTGACTCTACACCCCCTCCAACTAAATACTTTACGGTAATAGTTGTATTAGATGGTGATGTTCCATATGTTTTAGTTTTTAAGAAGTTAGTTGAATCAAATGATGCTTCTAATTTAGAAATAGAATTGGGTAATCCTAATCCAACATTTTTTAAGGTTGGTATTAATGTTTCATCACTTGCTGATGGGTCACCACTACCAAACTGAATTGTTGTTGTACTATCACCATTTATTTTTTTAACAAATCGTTTTGGTGTCTTCAATGTAGTTAAGACATAAGGTACAGTTGTTTTGAATTGATATAAGTCAGGGTCATTGTTTTCTGTATTTGGATAATCGGTAAATATCATTTCTTGTCCAAGGTAAGGAACTTCATACCATTTATTTCCATTAGAATCTCTAACATCATATATGTCAATTACATTTGTATCAGAAATTTCTATTGTTCTAAATGGAGAATATCCACCAAACGAAAATTCTGCTGTTCTTACTTCTGCGGAAATTGCTTCAACATATTTTTTAACTAAATAAAAAGAAACTTCACCAGTCGTATTGTCAGTAGAATAAATTGTTACTTCTCTATCCGATGGGTCTGAAAAATCCACAACATCTTGTGTTATAAAATTATTTTCATTTTCATCTCTAACCTGCATTCCTTCTTTTATTTTTAGTAAATAATTTGAATCCACTGTGTTATCCACACCAGTTCCAATAGATGGAACTAATTGATAAACAGAAAGAGTTGTTACCGAAGGAGATGTTACTTTTGGTTTGTATCCTAAATATTGTGAAAGTGATATTACATTTTCAATATCTTCTGCGTGAACCATTAATGATTCTTTCAGTGTATCATCAATGTAGTAAGATAGTGAGTCACCAATATAAGATGCCATTTCTATGAACATCATACCTGGTGATGATTCATTAAAGTCAGAATAGGTAGTTGGGAAATAAGTTTTAGCAAACTCAATTAGATTTCCTCTAAATTGAGCAAAATCTTTATTAAGATACTTAATATCTTTACCCCTATTCTTAAAGTTTTTTGTTGATTTTGTTATTGCCATAATTATTACCCCTGTGTAGTGAATGTTACTTCATTCAAATCTATTGAGTTTCCTACTCTAAATTTTATTGAAACATTTACTTTATTACTATCTTTAAGTTCATCCGTTTGTTCAATGTCTATTTCATCTATATTAACAAATGGTAACCATTGAGAAATACTATCTTCTATTGTTGATTGTATCTTTTCTTCTAAGTCATCTACATTTTGTTCAAATAATAATTCTTGCAGTCCACTTCCAAATTGAGGTTGCATAATTCGTTCACCTCGTTTAGTAAGAAGTAAATTTTTTATATTAGATTTAACTTGCTCAAATGTTGTAAAGGTTTGTTGAAAAGCAGTATTACCAATTTGTATTGGTAATGATATACCAATAGCATAATTACTATACTCTTTAGTATCTTTTACTATTTTTGAACCTAACTCTATTGCCATGATATATTACATTCCTGGTCTCCATGGACCTTTCTTTTTTTCCATTGCTTTAATAAGTTCTGAATTATCTCTATTCAAAACTCTATCCAAACCTGCTAATCCAGTTGTAACTCCTAAACCTTGCTTTTTAGGTCCTCCTGGTTGCATATCCCCATATCCCATTTTTTGTGCTATACTTTGAGCACCTAATGTGTGTGTTGATGATGTGTCAAACTTCATTGTACCAGATGATACTTCAGTTGGTGCACCAGCATATGTTTGTGCTTCTGAAGTACTAAATGGTTTTGTTTGTTGTAACACTTCATTCAATACGGGATTGTTGCTTAACTTTTTATTTGTATGAATTGGTTGTTCTGAAACTTCCTCTTCCATAAATGTTGGTTGTTTTGGTGTTGAAATTGCTTGTTTAAGTTGTTTGTTTTCTTTTAACAACTTTGCCATTTCTTTCTTTACACCTTCCTTAACCAGTTTAGGAATAATCGTTTTGATTTCTTCCTTAACTATAATTTGTATTGCTTTAACTAATTTATCAGTATCCATCGTATAAAATGTTTTCCTTTCTATATAAATATTTGTTTTAGGTTTTTTCGTTTTTAATCACAATGTACATCTTCTGCTATTAGTTGTCTTCTAAAGTCATTGATGTACTGGTCTACATTAAATGCATAAAGTTCATCATCTGGTAGTGATGCTTTTACTACATTTTGTAATGAGGTATCTCCACTGAGTAAATCGGTTACACTATCATCTTCTACATATTCAGTTTGTGTATTTGATAATTGATTCAATTCAGAAACAACATCACTATCCGATTGTTGGATTACAGGTGGTTCACTTCCATCTTGAGATGGAAAGTTTATATTTGGAATAGGAATAGATGGTGGTACTATATACCCACTCCACACTATAACACCAGGTGATGGTATTGGTGATGGTACTGATGGGTATAATGATGTTGTTTGTATAATTCCACTAATTGAAAACAAGTGTACAATTGCTGCTAATACAAACATATTAACCATTATAATTTGTTTACTAGCAGGTTTAATTGGTGGATATATAGGCCAAACACCTGGTGATGTTACGATATTAGAGTTTACTTGTAAATTTTGTATCGAACCTGGAGCAGGTATTAGTGGTATTGGGAATGGTCTCATTTGTGCTCCTGACCAATATGCTTTGACCCCATTACCAAATTCGTTTACCAAAGAAAACGGGGCACCAGGTGGAGAGGTTACTCCCTTTAACAATGCTGCTCTAAAAAGAGTTTTCATTATTTCTAAATTACCTGTTTGAATTGATTCTAAATTAATAAAATCCTTTCCTCGTTTTACTGCGGCATCATATTCAGTTGCCCAAACAGTTGCAACCTCATTTATATCCAATGAGGGGTTTCTGTTTGGATTAGTTTTTCGTAGTACATTCCGTGTGAATAAAGACCAAGACATTTTTTTTAATTTATTAAATCTGTTGGGTTTGGTACTTCAGGTATTGGAGGTAAATCTGGAATATTTGGTATACTCGGAATCTCCGGTATTGGTGGTAAGTTAGGTGGGGTTGGTGGTTTTGGTAACCCCTTTTTCTTTTTAGGATTTTCGGGTGGAGTTTCCACCTTTTGTTTTCTTCGTTTAGGAAAACTAGGTAAAGGTATTTTAGGTAACTTGGGTAATTTAGGTTTTTCTATTTTGGGTAGTTTAGGTACTTCAGGTACTTCCGTTGGTACTGAACTTGCAACATCTCCAACCTTCCCAGTCACATCAGAAACATCACCAACTATATTTTTAGCAGAACCGAATGTATCCTTTATACCACCACCTAAATTCTTTATGTCCTTTATACTTGCCATACTATTTTAATTGTACTGTCTTACTTAGTGCGTTGTTTAATTCTAGAATTAGTGAATTTAATCGTTCTTTATTAGTTGCACCAGGTGCAGTTTGTCCTGCGGGAGTAATCATTATTTGTTGACCTACTATTTCCATAAACTCCCTAAGAATATCCAATAGAACATTTCCCTTTAATGCAAAATCTAATTCACCATCAGTTCCTAAATTAATTTTACCATTACCAATGTCAATACTAAATACTCTATCTTTGGTATCAACGAATATGTTGTTATCTGTGGTTATATTAATACCATTAGTTGCGTCTAAAGAAAACTTCCCATCGGTTATCATTCCAATGTTTCTTTTTCCAACAATAATCATATCTTCGGTTTTTGCTGAAAGTATAACTCTATCCGAATTTAATAATATTTGATTTCCTATCAACTCAGATGGGTAATCGTAAAATGATTCAAATACGTTGGTAGTTGGTAATGTGTAATTTAACTTTTTTTCTCCACTACTTAATGCAATTATACTACCATCAGTATTGATATCTTCTTCAGTAGAACTTGAAACTGCTTTTTTAAGAGATTCTGGGTTTTCACCATTTCTAATTATAATACTCGGAGAAAATGTATTCTTGGAATTATTAAATCCACTGAGTCTAATTGATTGACCAAAACGAGATTCCATTAAACTATCTCCTTCATACAATCTTAGTTTGTGTATTATACTCCCTTTTGGTAAAGTGGTAAAATAATCACCATAACCATCATAAGAAGTTTGATTATTAGTTCCAGATGCTCTTGGGATTTTTGTCTTTTGAACGTTACTATAATTTTTAGAATTTGAAGTACCCTTAGAATCACCAGAGGGAAATTTTGTACTAATTAAATTTGGTATTGCATTTACAAGTGGAGTTGCTTCATCAGCAAGTCTTGTATAATAGTAATCTCCAGAATTTTCGTAAATAAAAACCTGCTCGTTTCGTGTAGGAACAGTATTAACATTTTTATTTACAGGATATGCGATTGGAAGTAGTGCATCGGGTGTTGTTTTATCAGTAAGTAATCTAAATTGAACTGCTCCGATAGCAAAAGTTCCTTGTATATGTTTAGACCTTAGTAGTTCATCCGTTTCTTCTAATATAACTTTATAAACCACACCTTGATTAGAAACTGGTTTAGGAGTTATATTGGTTGATAGTGTATTAGATGTTGATATTCTTCCTGCTGCTAACCCCATCTTAACTTTCTATTTTTTGTTTTACTTCTTCTATTTCATTTTGTAAATCATCTACCCTACTAACCTCATCTTGAACTTGTTCAATCTCTGAAAGTAATTGTTCTCTTTCGGCATCCGTAAGATATCCAGTATCTCCTTCTGATTTTTGATTGGATGCAATAATTCTTTGTGCGATAGTTGCTAACTTAACCAACTGGTCATCGTTACGAACTGATGTATCAATTAAGTCTTTGATGACTGGACCTAAGATTCCCATATCACCATTATGCCTAATCATTTTTCTGATTTCAAAAATTACTTCTGAAATGTGTTTCTTTTTATTTATTTGATTGTTGTAGATATCCTCAAACAACCCACTAAGGTTTTTTCCTGGGAATAATTCGAAATCTGTTGCCATAATTAGTTTATCAATATTGTGTTCAATATATAAATATCAATAAACAAAAAAGTGGGTTTTATTTGTTCTTATAGAAGTACTCAAGAATATCCTTTTCCAACATATAATCCATTACAAAGTTATCACCATACATAATACTGGTAAATGTTCCTGTACCTTCTTCGGTAATTTCAATTACATAGTCTACCTCATTATAAGTAACCTCATAACTTTCGGATTTTCTAACTCGTTTAATACTCCTATGTTCATCGGTTCTTTCAATAACTTCCCTATCACTTAAATCGGGAACATTAATAAGTTTGGTTACACACTTAGCATAATTCGTTTTAAGAGTGTCTACGAAGAAGATATCATTCATACTACTCATTAGATACAATCGTTGTTTAGAATCCAAACCACCTGCCTTAAAATTACCTGTGAACTGAACGATGGGTAGTTTTAATAAAAAGTTTTGTGTATCTTCTCTTAGGGTCTTAAAATCTACGATAGAACTGATATGATGTGGTTCTGATACTTCTCTATCAAATGGTATGGATAATACATCATAGTAAGTTTCCACACTAACTTTATCTATGATTTGAGAACTCATCTTTATTCTTTTTCAGTTGCGTACTTTACACCCATAATCGTACCAACAATTGAGAATGCGTTAGTTAGGAGAATACCAAACATATTACTCCAAGTAGAACCTATGATTTGTGTATCAGTACCAGAAATCAATGCTAAACCATACATAACAGTTGTAAGAACACCAACACCAACAATTACATAAAGTGCTACTTTAACAATTGTACTGATTAGCTCAAATTGTGTTTTCTTTTGCATTAGTTCCAAATCTTCTAATGCTTTATCCTTTCCTTCTTCGGCTTCTTGTCTTAATTGATTTGCTTCCTCTTCAGATTCTTTTGCAGATTCCAATGCCTGTTGAAGTTCTATCATCAATTCATCGGTTTCCTTTTGTTTATCAACCAACTCTTTGTTTTGTTGTTGAACTTGCTTAGTTACTTGTAATCTTTTTCTACGAGCAGTAGAATCCTTCTCCTTACATAACCGTAGGTATTCTTCAAACTCGGTATCCCCATCAGGTGCTTTTAAGAGTTTAAGAAAGTTTCCTTCAACATAAACTTTCCGTTTCTTAGCAACACCCAATAGGATATCTCTCGTATGTTTCGTAACCTCAATCATTATAAAACTTATTTATAAATTTTGAATGAAGCAGTTCGGTTTAAGTATCCTTCATAATCTTTCCTGAATTCTTCTAAACGAGGTTCAATATCATCTGATTTGATAATCCAAAATTGTGCACCTGCTGATTTTGCTTTTTCAATTTCTTGATTATCATCTGAAGATGAGATAATACCAATTACACATCCGTTACCATATTCAAAATTGATTTTACGAATAAGTTCAATACCATCATATGAAGAACCGATAATATTCAAATCAACAAATACACATTCGGGCCTTTCATCTGCTGGGTTTTCTGGAAACCATTGTTTGAATTTTTCATCTGCTTCATCAGATGAATTTAGTGCCTCTAAAGATAGAGTGATATCTAAGATACTACAAGCATCTTCAAATACCAAGTGGAATAAGTCCTCATCATCCACTAACAAGATTGAGTTAATCATTGTGTTCATTTTAATTTAATTTTTAATTTTGTACCAGAGTCTAACTTCTCTGCAGTTATCTTAAAACCATGTTCTTTCAAAATTGCGATACAAATGTTTAATCCCAATCCTGAACCTCCTTCTTTTTGTCCTTCTTTTCTTGTATATGGTTTAGATAACTCAATGAACTCTTCATTAGTAATACCTCTACCATTATCTTCCACACAAATTGTATAATCATTTTCCATATAAATTTTAACCATCTTTGTACTACTATCATTATACTTTAATCCATTTCTGATTAAGTTATCTATTGCAGTACAAAAGAGTGGTTCGTTTACTTCAGTAAATGGTAACCTCTCTATTTTAACTTGTGAAATATAAGATGTAGAGGATAAGTAATTTCTCAGTATTTCTGATAAGTTACATTCCTTCATATCTAATTGTGCATCTTCCTTAACTAAGTTTGTAAACTCCTTAACACCAGCATAAACTTTTTGTGTGTGTTTCAATCCTTCTGCTAACATCCTTAGTGGAGCATCAATTTTTAACTCTTTAATTTTTTCTTCAGATAATCTTCTTTGTAATGATGATAATCCTCTTGGCATATATGTGTTGATACCACTATGCATATCGTGTCGGAGAATCTTCGCAGCGTGTTCTAAGTAAGAGTTCTTTTGGTTTACCATAACTTCAGATTCGTGCTGAAGTGTGATATCAGTTGCTATCTTTAGAACTCTATCATATTCTCCCTTTGTATTCTGAATAGGTGTGTAATTACCAAATAACCAACGAGGTGTTCCATCCTTTGCAATTCTTTCAAATTCACCAGTAATACTTTCACCTCTCTTTAACCTTTCCCAAAATTCGTGATACTCTAAACTATCACCATATTCTTTTGAGACCATTCTTTTATGTTGTTTGTACTTTAGTTCTTTTTCAGTACACATCATTGTGTTACAAAACTTTTTGTTTGCTGATAAGATGTATCCATCCATATCCAACATAACCACCAAATTAGATTTATCAATAGCATTTAATTGTAAATCAATATTTGCTTCTTTTAATTTTGTAGTACGAATGAAATCATATACCACATAGAAGAAAGGTGGCATGAAGGTAATAACACATCCATATCCAAACTCCGCAAGGAAGTATGTAGGTTCACACCACCGCATTACTATACAAGTTTGTACAATAAAGAAAGTGAGCATGATAGCACCAGCTATGCCCAAACATATTTTCGCAAACTTATTCATTTTATTTTATAGTTCAGATTTTCTTAATCCTAACTTTTCAAATAAAAATTTAGATGGACAAAATTTAGTCCATACTCCAATCTGCAACATTGTTACTACAAATAATACTATCCACCAATTTTGTAGAAGTGTGGCGGATAAAAGTACGAGAGACATGAGTAGATAAACTGCTCGTACTGAAGTCCATTTTTTCATTACATTAATTCTAATAGTCCAAAAAATGCAACCTTTATTCTAATCCATAATCTTTTTTGAAGTGGTAAAGACTTGAATTCTTTGGACTTGAAAATATCTTCCAATTCCATTTGTATTTCTTTAAGTGAAGTGATTATAACCTGTTATACTAATAAGTATTAGGTTAGTAGGAAAAGAATTCATCTTCATCTGAGTTGTCTCTGATTTCCCCATGGTCTAAATAATCATTCAACATTTTTTTCTGATGCTCTTTCATTACATTTACTACCTTTGTGATATAGTGAGTTTTACAATCAGTCATTT